GGTACGAGAAGGGCGGCTTCGCCCACGTCGCGGCCTACCTCGCGACCTATGACTTGAGCGTGTTCAACCCGAAGGCCCCGCCGCCAAAAACAGGGGCCTTTTGGGACATGGTGAACTCGGGGCGGCCAGCGGAGGCCGGCGAACTCGCCGATCTTCTCGAAGAAATGGGCAACCCCTCCGCCGTCACGCCCTCGATGCTGATCCGCCGCGCCGCCGACGAACTTCTGGTCTGGCTCAAGGACCGCAAAAAACACAAGCAGCTAGGCAATCGTCTCCGCGACTGCGGCTACGAGCCGCTGTCCAATCGTGACACCCGAGACGGATTGTGGAAAGTCGGCGGTAAACGCGAGACCATTTATGTAGATCGCAACCTCACCGCGACAGAGGCATTCGCTGCCGCCGCCAGATTGTAATTTCGGTCGGTCTTGTCAGTCTGATCAGTCTCCGTAATCCTCGACATATCGACTTTTGCAATAGGCAGAAAAACGCGTTATAGCGCGGGTGTGAGAGACTGATATGACTGATCGGACTGACCGGAGAAAGCCATGGAACGCCGCCAACGCCTGATCGACGCTGTGGCTTACGAAGCGGCCGAGCGCGCCATAAAACGCCTGCCCTGCAACAACACGCTGGAGAACTGCGGAACACTGGCGGAAGCCATCGCCAAGGCGATCCGGGAATGGCTGGAAAAATTTCCGGAACCAAAATAGGTTTTTCTTCCGGGGAAAATCCGGGCCTGCTGCGCAGCGCTTGCGCTCGGCCGGGCCGAGAGACGTTCCCCCTGAAGGCTCTCCGGAAATCCCGAAACGCCGCCCTCCGCGCCAAGGTGGCCTTCGGCTTTCCAGCATTCCAGCGTTAAAGTAGCATTCGAGGAAGTAAGCGCAAAGCATTGATCTTGCGCTATACTTCGCTCTACTTCGCGTTACTTGTGAGCGGCCTCCGGTCTACTTGAGACGACGGCGGGACGATCCCCGCGCGTCGTTTGTGGGTTTCGGTAGGTTATAGGGTAGACTGTCCTACGTTTCAGTTGACACAGTCATTTTTCTTTTGGCGCAGAAGGGGTTGCGACGCGTTCGACTTTATAGGGTGGACGCATATCTGCGACGAATTGCAGACACCGGCCGCAGTAATCCTCGCGAATATCGTTGGGATTGTAGCTTACTGACCCGCATTTCGGGCAGACAAAGACGGGTCTAAACCAAAGTTTACTCATGGGGCGTCTCCGGGTCCGAGCGGGCGCAGAGGTCAGCCGTCAGCTCGTTTGCGAGCTTTTCCAGCATTTCCAGCGCGCTTTGGTTTAGCCACCATTCTTGATCGTGTTCCCCCTGCGCGCCCTCGCTTTGCACCAGCCTTCGTTTTCTTGCCTCTTGCAGCCACCTTTGCAGTCTTTTTTGCAGCCTTTTTTCGAGCGTCATTCCAGCCCTCCACGAAGCCGTCATCCACGATGTGTTCAACCGGGACGCCCGTCAGTTTCGAGATGATCTTCGCCTGCGCAGGCGTGGGCCGGAATTTCTCTTCCGCCCACACGTACATGGTTTGCCGGCTGACCCCGATCTGCCGCGCACGCGCGCTGAGGGTTTCGCCCGGCACCTTGGCGAGAATGTCAGTCATCGGGTAACGGAGCTTGTGGGCGACGCCGCGAAGCGCGTGCTTGAGGGGCGCCAATGTCACCATTCCGATGATACTGTCGATGTTATCGATTGTCGTTTGACGGTCGAGCATGTTGGACACCTTTGTTATATAATCTGCTTGACACTCTCAGTCAAGGATTGTATTGCAAATCGGCTGACAGGAACAACGAGAGAACGCGCGATGTTGAGCTTAAACAGCGACCACGTTTGGATCAGGGACTTGACGGTTGCGGAGGTGCGGGCGGACGACGAGGAGCTTGAGACAAAGCTGACCGAATGGCTCGACGAAGCGCAGGCGCCGGTGTTCGGCGGCGAGGCGAAGGAAGCCTATCTCGTCATCAAGATCACGCCGTGACGGAGCACGATTGGCTCGGGCTGGCGTTCGTCGCGGTCTGCGTCATCCTCGTTCTCCTGCCGCCGAAATACGATCCGGCGATCCGTTGGAAGGAACACAATGACCGACGAACCAAACCCGCTTCCGGCGCCGGTTCCCGCCCGGCCGGCCGAGACGTTCGCGCAGACGTTGATGACGCTCCTGACGAACCCGGAGGTTCCGGCCGATAAGCTGGCGGTGATGTTGCAGATGCGCCGCGAGGTGTTGGCCGATCAGGCGCGCGAGGCATTCCAATCGCACTTCGCCGACTTCTCCGCCGAGCTGCCGCAAGTCGAGCGCGACGGCACGGTCACGCTTGAGAAGGATGGCGTCGTCAAGGGCCACTATTCGTTCACCACGATTGAGGGGATGGACCTTGTGCTGCGCCCGCTTCTGGCGAAGCATGGCTTCGCGCTGAGCTTCACCTCGACCGACGCCAAGGACAGCGTGATCATCACGGGGACGCTATCGGGTTGGGGTTGGGAGAAGTCGTCAACCTACACGCTGCCGCCCGACGCGGGTCCGGGCAGGAACGCGCTCCAGGCGCGCGGATCGTCGCGCCGCTACGCCAAGCGCTACATCACCGACGATCTTTGCAACGTGGTCAGGAAGGGCAAGGATGATGACGCGCGCGGCGCGATGGAAAAGTTGATCGACGCGGCGCAGGTCAAGATGCTGGAAACCCTGATCAAGAAAACCGATACGAACGTCGCGAACTTCCTCAAGGTCATGGTGAGCGGCGCCCAGACGCTCGCCGACATTCGCGTGCGCGACCTGCCGCGATTGGAGCTGGCGCTGCGCGACAAGCTGAAACGGACGGTGCGAAAGGAAGTCCAGAAATGAGCGAGCTACCGAACAAACACCCGGCGAACCGCTGTCTGTGCTGTGGCCAGCTTCACTACGGCAAGAGCGCGGAGCAGCGGACGCCGATGCAATTCGCCGCCGAACTGTCGCTGTTGGAGCAGCTTGGCTACACGCGCGAGACGTTGCTCACCGAGCATCGGGCGCAGCTCGACTATCAGCTCCCCGGCATGGCGGCGTGGTTGGAAGGGCAATGAGATGAAATTCTTTCACGTTCAGCAAGGCAGCGCCGAGTGGTACGAGCGGCGCATGGGCCGTCCGTCGGCGAGCATGTTCCACAAGATCGTGACCCCGAAGGGTGAGCCGTCGAAGCAAGCGGTCAAGTATCTCTACCGGCTTGTCGCCGAGCGGCTGTTGCACGAAACGATGGACGATCAGATTGGTTACGTGCAGTGGGTCGAGTGGGGCAAGACGAACGAGGCGAACGCCGTTGCGCAGTTCAATTTCGCCAACGAGGTTGAGCTTGAGCCGGGCGGACTGGTGACGACGGATGACGGGCGGCTTGTCGCCTCGCCGGATCGGACGCTGCGCAACTTGAGCGAGGGCGTCGAGGTGAAGTGTCCGGCGCCGTGGACGCAGGTCGAATATTTGCTCGACGGGCCGGGCGACGATTACCGTCCGCAAGTCCAAGGCCAGCTCTTAGTCGGCGAGTTTCGCGCCGTTCATTTCTACACGTGGCACCCTCAGATGCCGCCGCTCCACAAGGTGACGGTGCCGGAGCCGAACTATCAGCGGACGTTGCTCGCCGCGTTGCACGCGTTCTGCGACGCGCTCGACGTGATGACGGAGCGCGCCCGGATGCTTGGCGCTTACGCCGTCGTGCGCCCTATCGTGCGTCCCCAGGACCGCGCGTTTGGCGACGAAGCCGATGCGCCGCCGCTCACCATCATCAACCCGGAAGGGGGCGAGATTGGACCATTGTCATGAGTTTGTTTGCGTGGACTGCGGCTCGGATGTTTTCAGTTTCGGCGGGCCGGCCGACGAGACGCGGTGCATGGGCTGTCAGATCATCCGCAGCATGGACTTGACGCCGCGCGAAGAGGCGGAGCTGCGCAAGCTATTCGGTTGCGAGAGAGAGGTTGCCAACGACAATGCCTTACGCCCAACGGACCAAAGTTCCGGTTGACAAGACGCGGCTCGAAATCGAGCGGCTTGTGCGCAAGTACGGCGCGACGGGGTTCGCCAGCGCGTGGCAGGCGACGGACAAGAACGGCGGCAAAGCGCGCGTCGAGTTCATCTGCCACAACCGCCACATTCGGTTGACGGTCTATGTCCCGGCCAACGAGCAGAAGGCACAAGGCAAGTGGCGCGTGCTGATGCTGATGGTGAAGGCCAAGCTTGTCGCGGTTGACGCGGAAGTCGTCACGTTCGAGGAAGCGTTCTTCGCCGACATTGTGATGCCGGAGACGGGCAAGACGGTTTACGAGGCGGCGCGCGAGCCGGTGCGCCTGTCCTACGAGAAGCGGAAGGATCAGCCATTGTTGGGAGCGAGCCGATGACCGAGGTGTTTGACGAGCTGAAACATTTGATCATCAAGTCAGGGATCAGCGTTCACCGGCTCTCGCGCGAGAGCAAGGTGTGTCACGATACGATTGACAGGTGGCTCGACGGCTCAACCCGCCTGCCGCGCCTCGACACGATGTTGCGGGTCGCCCTCGTCATCGGCAAGCAAATCGAACTGACCGGCAACGTGCGCAAGATGGTGGGGTACTATCCGCCGCCCAAGCCCGCCATGACGCGGCACAACGTGCGCATGGTTCTGTTGAGGCTGACGTGAGGTGGGCGCTCTGGGTTGCGCTCAACGTGGCGGAGTTCGTGATCCTGGCCAATCTGATCGGCGCGATCATCACGCACTGGAAATAAAAATCGCCGTCGGGGAGAGTGCGTCCCGACGGCGACTTAGCCTGATCCTAGCCTGAAGGATTGCAGACGCCCGATGGCGGGCGTTTTGGCGTTTATCACAATCCCATGACACCCGACAACCGGAGAGCGAAATGACGAACGGCACAGTCACCCCGGCCGATCCGGCCGTCATCGCAGCGTTGCAGGGCATTCAAGCCGCGTCGGAAGCGGCTGCGGAAGCGGCTGCGGCTTCGGCCGCTGCGGCCCAAGCGGCGACCGCCAACACAGGCGTCCGGCCCCCGACCACGGCGTCAACCCTGCCGCAGACGTTCAACACGACGGCGCAGGGCTACCTCTCGTATCGCTGGCAACGGCGGGACGGCAACGTCTATCCGGCCGGCGTTTTGCCCGCCCGGCGAAATTCGCCTATTGCTGGCGGCCCCGACGCCAACGCGCGGGTCGCGGTCGAGAGCGGAGCGCCGAGAGTTGGTCGAAACGCCGAGCATCCGGCAAGGCATATACGAGCTTCTGTCAAGCGTTGAGATTGACACGAAGGAAGAGGGCCGCACGCATGTAGACCCGTGGCTTTCGCAGCGGCTTGTGATCGATGCGGTGGCGAAGGGGTTGAGCGAGGGCGTCCACGAATTTGTCGTCTTGAAATGCCGACAGGTGGCGATCACGACGGTTTGCAGCGTGATCGAGCTGTTCTGGGCGCTCGCCAATCCCGGCGTCCAGGGCGCGATCATCGCCGACCGGACGGACAACCTTGAGCGCTTGCGGCGCATTTTCGCCGCGCTCCTGGAGACCTTGCCGCCCGAGTGGCGCAGCGGCGGGTCGCGGCTGATCAGCAACAATCGCACCGGCATGGTGTTCGCCAACAAGAGCGTGATCGACTTGATGGCGGCGGCGAGCAATCCCGATCTGGGCGCGAGCCGCGCGCTCAACATGATGCACGCGACCGAGTGCGGGCAGTGGAAGAGCTTGGCCGGCGTCGAGAGTTTGAAGGCCTCGCTGGCGCGGATCAATCCTCGGCGGCTCTACGTGTGGGAGAGCATCGCGAACGGCTTCAATTGGTTTTACAATCACTGCCAGCAAGCCAAGCAAGACCGGCACATGAAGTTCATCTTCGTCGGGTTTTGGGCCAATCCGACGTATTCGATCCCGCGCACGGACCCTGACTACAAGACCTATTGGGACGGCAGGCTGACAAGCGAAGAGGTTGACAAGGCGCGCTACGTGCGCCGCGAGTACGGGATCACGGTTCAACCGGAGCAAGTCGCATGGTGGCGTCGAGAGAGCGAGTTCCGGGCGGAGGAATACATGCTCCGCCACTATCCCTGGAACGAGCGGGAATGCTTCATCGCCTCGGGATCATCGTTCTTCCCCGCCCAACGCACGCTGGAATTGAGCGAGAGCCTGACGAGCGGGCCGCCCTACAAGGGCTACAAGTACAGCTTCGAGGATGCCTTCCTGGGCTCGTCGATAAGCCAGACGACGAAGCGCGACGAGGTGATGCTGAAGGTCTGGGAGCCTCCCGAGCCGCAAGGAATTTACGTCATCGGCGGCGATCCAAGCGGGGGCGGGGGCGGCGACGCTAACGATCACGCGCTTGAGGTGTTCCGCTGCTACGCCGACCGGCTTGTCCAGGTTGCCGAGTTTCAATCGAACAAGCCGCTGACCTATCAATTCGCCTGGGTTTTGTCGCACCTCTGCGGCGCCTACAAGGACCATCTCGCCAACATCGAAGTGTCAGGCGTCGGCGCCGCCGTCATCCCCGAAGTGCGCAACCTCCGCCAGCTCGCCGAGCGCGGCATTCTCCAGGGCGAGCCCGGAAGCCAAGACATTCTCAACATGATCGGCGCGGTGCGGTGGTTCCTCTACAAGCGCGCCGACACTCTGGGCGGCGCGGGCAACGTGATCGCGTGGAAAACGAACCAAGACAACAAGTCGATGATCTACAGCTCGCTTCGCGACAGCCTCATGCTGCGGCGGATCGAGTTCCGGTCGATCCGCTTGGTCGAGGAATTGCAGGCGATTGTCGAGGAAGAGAGCGGATGGATTGGCGCGGGGCCGGACACCGGGGTAAACGACGATCTGGTGAGCGCGACCGTTCTTGCGCATCACACCTGGACGGAATGGCGCCGCGCCGGCCTCATCGCGCGCAAGCTCACGTGGGACAGCGTGAAGGGCGAGCGGCCCCCGGCAAACCCGGCGACTGTGCTCTCGTTTGCTTTTTCCGAGCATATCCGCAAGATTAACCAGAAGGCGAACGTCAAGGCTCGAAAGGAAGCGTTCTGATGCAGACCATCGGGTGGGCGGTGAAACAGCTACAGGACGGCGAGCGCGTGCGGCGCGCGGGCTGGAATGGCAAGGGCATGTGGCTTGAGCTGCAAACGCCCGACGCCAACTCCAAAATGACGCTGCCCTACGTCTACATGTCCACGGCGCAGGGCGATCTTGTCCCGTGGCTCTGTTCGCAGAGCGACTTGCTGGCGACCGATTGGGAGGAAGCTGAATGACGACGGAGGCCCCGACTGTGACAGGTTATGACCGCAAAGAGGCTGAGAGCTACGGCAAGCGGCTTGTCGGCTTCACGTTCAACCCGAGCGGCGACGCCAAGGTGGCGAAGCTCAAGGGGCTGTTCGCCGAAATCATTGACGTTTGCCACGACGGGCAGTTGGCGGCCGACGGCCACGAAGAGGCGAGCTTGTGGAACGAGGCGATCTTGCGCTCGCTCGACGCGCAAATGTGGACCGTGAAGGCGGCGACATGGCCGAAGGCGAAGTGAATGGCGCGACAGATGTTCCTCCGCACGGCGTTGACGGAGGACCGGATCACGAAGCTTGAGGAAGCCGTCAAGGCAATCGAGCGACACTTAGGGCTCGGCGATGATAGTGAGGACGTATCACTGCCCGGAGTGCAACCACCGGATGGAACAAACGCTGACGGCGGAGGAGTGGGAGAAGCCGCCGCCGAGCTGCGAAGCGTGCGACGCGAGGACGAACCAAGAGTTCAAGCCGCCAGCCATCGGGGGGAGCATCCGGTCGAAAGCCCAGGCGATAACGGAAAGCATCATCGCGAACGATTACGGGGTCGCGAACTTCCAAAGCGAGCGCCGCCACGGCGGCACGCCTAAAGTCCGCTACAAGGATCAGACCGCCTCCGTCTTGCCGTCCGACTGGCAGAAGGCCGGTCACACGGCGATGCTCGAAACCGCCATCAACATCGGCAAGCAAAACAGACGACAGTTCGGCATGGACGGCCTGGACATGCTCAAGCGCGGGATTGAGAGCGGGGCGCAGACCGACCTGATCGAGGCCTCGAAGCGCAAGGCGATCAAGGTCTGGTAGATGGCGCTCCGCATCCCCAACAAGGCCGGTTTCCTTGAGCTGTGGATCAAGGAAATCATCGACGAGTGCATGGCGAGCGCGACCGAGCGCGGGATGGTCTACACGCGAGCGGCCCAATATTATTACATGGGATCGATGGATAGCCGGGCGGCGCTGTACAACAAGATCGGCCCGTTCGTGGACAAGCTCGCCGGCTACCTCATGCAACCGACCGATGTCCGCTTCCAGCTCGCTTACGACAGCGGCGAGGAAGAGGACGTGCTCGAACGTTGCCAGCTCGTCGCCGAGAAACTGACGGCCGACTTCAAGCAGACCGACGCCGACGTGAGCTTTGCCGAGGCGGTGGTTTGGTCGCTCGTCAACGGTTGCCAAATCCTCAAGGTTTTGCCCGACGGCGACAGCGGCTCGTTCAAAACCGGCCACGTGCATCCGCAGAATTTCGGCGTCTTGAGCGAGACAACCTTATCGATTGACGAGCAGGAAGCCATCTGTCACGTCAGTTACCCGACGAAATCCAAGCTGCGCACGATGCTCGCGGATCATCCCGATTACGAGCGCATCATGAAACAGCTCGACGACGATCCGGGGCCGGACCGCGATGAGGAAGAGCCGACATATTTCCATCAGATGGTTGTTGGAGGCCTCCAACCCCTCGGAGACGTGGGAGACGCGCCAAGCTCAGCGGCCGGGATTGTCAACGTGTTCCCCGTTCCGACCC